CGGCGGCGGCGTAGGCCGCCGCCGCGCGCCCCGCTGCGGCCTCGGTGGCGGCGGCCCAATCGGTGGCGGCCTGCCCTGAGGCGCCGAGCGCGTCCACCGTGGCCTGGCGCTGCGCCTCGGCGGCGCCCTTCACACCCTCGGCCTGCTCCTGGGCCTTCTTCACCACCTCGGCGCTCTGCTCGGTTGCCGCCTGGATAACCGCCGTCTTCTCCTCTTGCGCCGCCGCCACCTTCGCCTGCACCTTGGCGGCGGCAATCTCCTGCTCCACCTGCGCGGCGGTCTCTGCGGCGGCCACGGCCTCTTGGTACTGCGTGTTGAGGACGGCCTGCGCCTCAGGGTTGCCCGCAAGCTCGGCCTGCTTCTCGTAGTACGCCTGGTCGAGTGCTTCGCGCGCCGCAATGGCCGACTTGGACGCCTCGTACTCGGCGGCGGCGCTCTCGGCGTTGCCCGCCGCGATCTGCTCGCGCGCCCTCGCCTGCGCGGCGGCGGTGCGCTGCGCGGCCTCGGCCTCGGCCTGCTCGCGCGCCGCGATCTGCGCTAGCTGCTTCGGGTCAACCACGCCGACGGAGGCGATATCGTTGGCCTCGTTGGCCGCCAGCCCCTGCGCGGCGTCGCTCGCCAGCGTCGTCTGGAGCTGGGCCGCAATGCGCGCGCGCTCCTCTGCCGCCTTGGCGTCAAGTGCCGCCAGCCGCTCGCCGGTCTGCGCCGCGATCTCCGCAAGCCGGTTGCCCGTCTGCGCCTCAATCTCGGCAAGCCGGGTGCTGGCCTGCTGCGCCTCTGAGACACGCGGGGCCGATGCGCCACCACCCCTGCCGCCCGCGCGGGGCGGCGGCGTGCGCCCGCGCACTTCCTCGGCGGCGGCCCTCGCACCGGTGCCGCCTGCGGGCGTGCCCTTGCCGCCGGGGCCGCGCGCCGCGCCCACGTTGCCAAGCGCCGACGCGGCGCCCGTCGCCGACTGCGCCGCCAGCAGGCGGTAGTAGGCCGCCGTCAGCCTGTCAATCGGCGCGGTGCTGTTGCCGAGCTGCCCGGCGGCAGCAGCGCCCGCGTTGCCGCTTGCCAGCAGCGCCTGTGCGGCCGCCCGCGCGGCGGCGTCCAGGTCAAGCCCCGCGTTCGTCGCCTCAAACGCGGCGGTGGTGGCGTCGGCCAGCGCCTGCGCCTGCGCCTGCGCCGCCAGGGACGAGTCGTCCAGAGCTGCCGTCGCCACCACGGTGGCGTCCGCAACCTCCAGCGTGGCCTCAGACTGCCGATAGGCGGCAAAGGCGGCGCCCTCGTTTGCGGCGGCAATGTTCTGGAGCCCCGCCTCAAGGTTGACGCCCTCGCCGCCCATGTCCAGGTAGCTCTGGAGCAGCGCCTCGACGGCGACGCGCCCGGTGTCGCTGGCGGCGGCCTGCGCTATCAGCGCCGGGCCAAGCTCCGCAATCGCGGCGGCGGCCTCTGGCCCGAGCTTTGAAGCAAGGCCAATCGCATTATTGTACAGGTCGTTGACGCCGGTGAGCGCCGCAATCTGGCTCGCGGCGTCGCCCGCTGCCACGCCCTGCGCCTCCATGCCCTTGGCTGCGGCAAACGCGGCCTCGCTTAACGGATCAAGCTGTGCCACCAGCGGCGGCAGCTGGCCGTTGAGCTCCGCCACTTTTGCAATATACTCGTCATAGCCGCTGCTGCTGGCAACGAGGTTGCCGCCGGTCTCGCTCAGTTTGTCGCTATAGGTCGTCAGGTAGCCCACGCCGTCGGCGGCGGCCTGTGCCACCCCAGCTAGCCCGCTCACCACCGGGGCTAGGGCGGTTGCCAGGGCACCCGCAAGCACGCTTGACAGGTTCGCCGCCGCCGCGTTGAGCTGTTGGAAACTTTCCGCCGCCGTCGCCGCGTTGCCCGCCGTCTGGTTAACAATCGTTTGGCCGCTTACGAGCACGGCGTTGAGGATGGCCTGCTGCTTCTCGGCGGCGCTCAGGCTGTCCGCACTCTTGCCAATTGAGGCGCCATACGTCGCGTAGGCTTCTGCTGACTTAACCACGATACCGGCGTTGTCAATCAGCTCGGTGGAGCCGCGCGCAATACCGGTGACAAGGCTGTCAAACACCATGCCCACGTCCGTGCCGAGCGTCGTGGCGCTGGCGCGGGCGATGGCGAGCAGCTGGGGCAGCTGGGTTGCCACGCTTGAGCCGAGCAGGAGCAGTGCCGTGTTGGACGACTTGATCAGGTCGGCGTTCGACACCGCGCCCTTGCTCGCGGCCTGGAGGCTACTGAGCAGCGCCTGGCCGGTGGAGCCTGCCGACGCCGCAAGGCTGTCGAAGCTGGCGCGGGCCGCCTGCGCAGCCGCACCGGTCTGCGCAAGGTCATAGGCCGCCTTGGCGGCGCCAATCGCGGCGAACGCGCCGCCGACGCCTTGAATGGTGCCGATCAGGCCGTCGGCGCGGCTTGCGGCGTCCTTGACGGCGGACGCCCAGGAGCGCGCGGCGGTGGCGCTCTGCCCACTCGCGGCGGCAGCCTTGCTCTCGGCGGCGGCGCGGCGCGTGGCGGCCATAGCAGCCCGGTCTTGTGCCGCCGCCGCCCCGGCAGCAGCCGCAGCGGCCCGGCTGTCGGCGGCGGCGGCGCCCGCTGTGGCGGCCGCAAGGCGCTGCTGCGCAGTGGCGGCCTTGGCGGCCTCCGTGGCGATCCTGCTCTGCGCAGCCGCCAGCTTGGCCGTCTCGCCCGCCGCCTTGCTGGCGCCCGCCGCGATGGGGCCGTAGGCTTTGCCCGCCGCCGCCAGCTGCTCGACCGCCGCACGCGCCGCCGCTGCCCCGCGCGGGTCAAAGCTCGAGCCGATCTTAATGTCAATCGTGTCGGTGATGGGGGGGTGCCTTAGCTGGTGGCGGCGCTCAGAAGGCGGGCGACCTTGCTTTGGGCGTAGCTCACGACCGCGCGCGCTTTATAGCGCGTCCACTGGCTGCTCGTGAGGGCTGCCAGCAGCTGATCCTCCAGCATCCCCAGCTCCGTCGCCAGGCTCAGGATCGCCATGCGCTCCGAGGTCGCCTGCTCGGCCTCGCTCTCCGACGGCTCCAGGCGCCCCGCCGCGATCTGTAGGGCGAACGTCAGGGTCATTGTGCCGGGGACGCTCAGGCGCCGGATCGCCGCCTCGAAACGAGTCGGGGTCTGCCTCCGAGAGACCCCAGATCGCATCACCGACGACGCGCACCCAGTTGGCACCGTTGATATCGGCGCGGGCGGTTGCCAGGTCGGCAATATCATCCACCGTGAACAGCAGTTCGCCGGTGGTGGGGTCAATCACGCCGCGCTGGACGATGTAGGCGTACATGCCGATGAGGTTGCGAAACGTGGCCGGGGCGGTCTCGCGGTCCAGGTCGCCGATCTCGTGTGCGCTGATACGCTCATCGGCCATGAGCTCGCGCAGGCGCAGCGATGCGCCGTCGGGCAGCACGTAGTCGCGCTCGCGGCGCTGGATACGCACTAGGAAGGTCTCGCGGGCAAGGTACATCATACGCTCCTATGATGATACGGGCGGCTGCGTGGCGAGGGAGCGTCGCCACGCGAGCCAGCCCCGGCGGATCACGCGCTAGGGGTGCTGGAACGTAATCGCGCCACCGGCCCGCATGTCGAACGCGGCGGTGACGAGGCTCTGGACATCCAGCGGCAGCGAGGTCAGGGCCAAATAGATTGTGCCGTAGAAGTAGACGTTGGTTACGCCCGCCCCGATGCCAGGGTAGCCGTAGAACTTGACCGGCGTCCCCGCCTGGGCGGCATCAATGAGCACGAACTGTTGAGCCGACGGCGCGTTGGTGTCCTGGTAGAACAGCTGGAGGCTGCCCGAGAAGTCGGGCAGGCCGGGCACATACGTCTTGGTGACATCGCCCTGGCCCGTGTCCTCTTGAAAATCGACGCCGGTCTGTACCTCCCAATTCGACACGGCGGTGCCGTTGGACGCGATTTTGAGGATGGGCGAGGCGTTGGTGATGCCGAGGTAGATGCGGGCATTGCGCCCGTGGAGCGTGCCGGAGTTTGGCATAGTCTAGATCTCCTGTGCGGGCTTGTGGGCCACGGCGTACACATCGCCGACGGCGGGGGCGTGCGAGACATGCGCGTCTACGAACCCGGCGGCCTTCAGCCAGCGGCGCAGATCGGCAGGGGGGATATTGGCGTAGTGCTCGTCGCTGCGCAGGGCACCGCCGTCGTTGCCGTGCGGGGCGCGCTCAGGCGCGGCGGCGGTGAAGATGAGCACGCCGCCGGGACGCAGGCAGCGGTACGCGGCGGCCACGAGGCCCGCCGGGTCGGGGTCGTGCTCGGCGGCCTCGGTGGAGACCACGACGTGCGCCAGCCGCGCGGGCATGTAGTCCTGCGCGCGGGCCGTCACGTCCACGCCTGGCCCGCTGCGCGCGTCCAGGCCGGTATAGGACGCGGCGTGGGCGAACAGCCCGCGCACGCTGCCGTTCACGTCGTAGCTGCCAAGCTCAAGCACATGCGGGCGCTTGAGCGCCAGCCCCTCCACGGTCTGCTGCACAAAGGCGTAGGCTTCGGCGTGCATTAGGCGGCCTGCTTTCGATGCGCGGCGTTTGCCACGACGTTGAGGATATCGGCGGCGCGGGCGTGCCAGGTGTGGCCCTGCACTGCCTGGCGCTGCTGCATAGACAGCGCCGTCCGCGCGCCGGGGTAGCGTAGGTAGAAGCGGATCTGGCGCTCCAGGTCGGCGCTGTCGCCCGCCCGGTACGTCGGCACGCTCTTGCCAAACAGGGCCGCCAGCTCAGGGCGGCTGTCATCGCACAGCTGGAAGCCGCCGCACGCCGCAATCTCAAACGCGCGCGGCCCGAGCGACTGCGCGGCGGTGATGTGCTGCCCGCTGCCGTACTCGGTGGTGGTGCGGTGGTGGTTCAGACTGATGCGGGCGCTGCGATACCAGCTAGCCGCATCGGCGTTGCGGGCGATGCCCTGCCATGGGTCAACCTCGCCCGCAATCACCTGCGCGGGCGTCATGGTCTCGTGCTCGGGCAGCTGCCAGAGCGACCCCTGCACCTCGCGCGTGATGCCCTTCCAGTTCACCCCGTCAAGCAGGGCGCGGCGCTCAGGGAAGGCCGTGCCGACAAAGTACAGGTCAACCAGCTGGGCGGGATCGGCGGGGCCGGGGTAGTGCGTGGCCGGGTTAAATGCGTGGGGCACGTAGTGGACGCTGGGGTGCGCGCCGAACAGCGGCACTGCGATCCGCTCGTGGGTGAATATGTGGTCGTAGAGCGGCGCGATCTCCTGCTCTACCGCGCTGTAGGGCGACTCGGTGCAGAGCAGGGCCGTGGGGATGCCGAGCGTGCGCAGGCCAAGCGGCACACTCCAGTGCAGCTTAAGCCCCGTCACCACGATGGCAGCGTCGGGCTGCGTCACGACCGCCTGTGCAATGATGCGCGGCGCCGCCAGCGCAAAGGCGTCGGACGCCCACGCGGGCACGCCCGTAACGTAGGTCGTGAGCAGGTGCGTGGCGGTGCTGAACACCTCTAGGCCAATGTCAAGCCGCGCCTCGATCACGGTGCAGCCGCTGGCGCGCAGCCCCGCGCACAGGCCCGTGTACACGTCCGCCGTGCTGAAACTGTCGCCGGGATGCACCACAAGGACTTTCATAGATCGCCCTCGCACGCCACCATGAGCGTGATCTGCTGGAGGACATGCGTCGGGGCGCCGCTGCGCGCCATGCGCTCAAGTACCGCCGACGTGCGTAGGATGGTCATGTCCACCACGCCCGCGACGCCTGCGAGCCGATCCGTGCGCAGCGAGTCCTTGAGCGCCTCGGTGGTGGCTTTGAGGTCGCCAATGATCGCCGCCGCGCCCGCCTCGCCCGTGCCGGTGGCGCGCAGCACCGTGATGCGGATCTGGTGGCGCTCCTGGTAGTTGCCCTGGGTGCCGTAGCCGTCAAGGCGATCCCCCTCCAGGGTGTCGCCGCCCATCTCTACCACGAGGCTCAGATCGTCGGCGTCAATGACCTGCCAGTTATCGCGGCTGCTGTTGGCGCTGCGGAACGCGATGCCGCTGGCGTAGGCGCGGCAGCGGGCAAGCACGGCGGCCTCGACAAGCAGGTACGTGCTCATGCGCCCTCGTAGACACGGATCATCGCGTCCGCCAGCGATTGGCCCGCCTGATCGACCTGGCGCTGCATGGCGCGCCGGGTGCGCGCCGGGTAGTCATTGGCCGCCGCTGGCCCCACGCGCGTGCGGAAGAACACCACGCCCCGGATGACGAAGCGCAGCGCCCGCCCGCGCGGGGCGATGATAGGGCCGCGCCCGCGCAGCACGTAGCGCAGATGCGGCGTGGTGTTGGTGATGCGCTCCTCCGCAATCGTGGCGCTGTAGAAACTTGAGCGCCGATAGCCCGCGCGCAGCCGCCCCGGCGCCTCGCCCGTGCCGAGCGGCGTGTCGACACGCAGCTGCGCCTCATACGCGGTGCCGAGCCCGCGTAGCACCGTCTGCGCGGCGCCGAAGTGCGCGCCCGCCAGGCGTGTCAGCGCCGCCGCTGTGGCGGTGTCGTCGCTGATCGCCAGGCTGTAGATCGGGATGCTCATCGGCTAAACTCGTCGGTGCTGCTCGTGTCGCGGTAGACGACGGGGATGAACTGGAGCCCCGCCGACGCGCCCGGCGTGGGCAGCGTGGGCACGCCGAGCCCAGCAAGGGCGCCGCCGTTTATCCACGCCTCGGCCTTGTGGAACTCGCGGGCAAACCAGACCTCGCGCCGATCCTCATCGTCGCTGCTGTAGCCGCCGGTGCGCTGGGCCGCCTCTGCGTCTGAGGCGGCGCCGTAGTTGGCAAAGCGCCCGAGCACCGCCACGGCCTCGGGATAGCTGGCGATGAGCACGGGGGTGACGTAGCCCGCCGCCGCAATCCAGCCCGTGAGCTGGGCCGCGCGCGCCGTCAGCCAGTCCTCTACATCGGCAAGCCCGGGATGGTTCTCGCCACCCCCGTAGCGGATGTGGCGGGTAAGCCCCTCCACGCCCGCCACGCTGCCGTATGGGCCGCTGTAGGCCACGGGTTAGCCCCTTGCCTTGACAGGCACCACCGTAGGAGTGGGCGTGGCAGGCACCGTAGGAGCCAGCGTAGCGCGTGTCTCTGTGGACGTGGCGGGCGGCGGCTCAGGCGCGGGCAGGGGGCGCCCATTGGCATCCACCCACTGCCCTGCCACCAGATAGCGCCCGCCGGGGGTCGTGTCGGCCATGCTGGTCTCCTATGCCCCGCTGAACGTGGGCGCCACGTAGGCCGAGGCCGAGGCCGCGTAGTAGAGCACCGCACCGTTGGTGCGCGTCCACGCGCCGAAGCCGAAGTACGAGTCCATCACCTCGGCGAAAAGCGGATAGTCGTTGAGCATCGCCACGATGCGCAGGCCACGAATGGCCGCCACCGGGTGCTGGCGGTACACGAGCGGCTTCATGTCGCTCCCGGCGTCGTACACGAATGCGTAGTTATTGGGCACCCAGGAGCGCACCCAGACCTCGGCAGCACCGAAGATCCCGATGGCCCGGTTGTCGATGCGCGTGATGTCCAGCCGCGCGCCGGGCTGGTTCGCCTGTGTCCCGAGGTTCAGGCGCGGGTCGGTGTAGGGCACGAAGCCTACGAGCGCCCGCACGGCAGTCTCGGCAGCGCGGTTGATGTTCAGCCGCAGCTGCGCACCGTGGCCGTGTTCGATCACGTCATCGATCAGCGCCGTCAGCGCCACCGCCGTGGGCGCGGCGCCGTTCAGGAAGTCGTAGTGCGTGTGGCTGCTGGCGGTGAAGACCTCGCCATTCGGGCCGTTGGGGATAGCGGCGCTGTCGGCGTTCACCAGGCGCTTGACCGCAAGGTTAATGTTGGGCGCCATGAACTGATCGGCGATCGTGTAGTTCGTAGCGCCGAAGATGGCCCGCTGGAGCTCGCGGCGAATGGCCCGCGTGTGCATCGACTGGATGGCGATCATGCTGTTCGCCATCTGCGCGGGCGTCGCCTGGAGCATGTAATCCTGCGTCCAGCCGATGTTCTTCACGAACTTTTGCAGCGGGAACCCGACGTTGCTCCCCGCGCCCGCCTTGAACGTGACGCCCCGGTCGTACTCGTCGCTCGGCAGCATCTCGCCGTCGGCGCTGGCGCCGTAGATGCGCTCGCGCTCGGTTGTGACGGCGGCGAGATCCATAACCATCGCGTCAACGACGGCGTTGTGCGCCGCAAGGTCGTCGGTGAGCGTTCGCTGAATGGCGTCAAGGCCGAAGTCCACGGCGGTCTGCGTCGTGAGGGAGACCAGATCCGCAACGGTGTGTGTGCCGGTTGGCATGAGCGGTCTCCTCTCTAGTTATCCCGCGTGATGCGGACATGCGTGGCGGAAATCGTGCGGGCCACGCCCACGGCGTCGCCGATCGTGGCGGCATTGTCGAACCGCCCCGCCGTGGCGCCGATGAACAGCACGGCGCCGGGGGTGAGCCCGCTGCCGTACTCGAAGATGACGCCCCGGCCCCAGAGGGTGACCGGCTCGCCAAGCGCGTAGGTCTTGCCGGTGAAGCCGTCAAGCTCGGCGGCCTCGTCGGCCGCTGTGCCGTTCGACATGAACACCCGGCCATCGCTGGCGCGAATGTAGCAGGGGGCGGCGGTGAGCAGCGCCTCGCCTGCCAGGAGGCCGAGCGAGGCGGGGATCTGGTTCGCGTGCTGCGCGCTGCGCGTCTCCACCGTGGTGGTGGTGGCAGCGGCGGTGATGAGCGCCATAGAGGCTCCTTACAGCCCGCCGTAGCGGGCGCGTTTCTCGGCGATAAGGTCGGCCTGGGCGGTGCTTACTGGCGCCGCGAGCCCGCCAATGCCACGCGGCCCCGGCGGGCTGCCGCGCTGTGGGGCGGCGGCGGCCATGCTGCCGAGCTTCACGGCGGCGGCCTCCAGCTTGCGCACGGCGGCCAGGCGCTGCGCCGACGTGCCATCGGCGGGCATCAGCTCGCGTAGCTCCAGGGGCAGCGCGCGCAGCCGAGGCTTGATCTCTTCCTCGACCTCCAGTGCGAGCGCGTCGCGCTCCGCCTGCACGGCGTCTGCGCGGGCTTCTGCGGCCTCGGCGGCAGCCTTGCGCTGCTCCGCCACGCTCTGCCACTCGCCCGCGCTTGCGGCGGCGGCCTCGGCGGCGGCGGCCTTGGCGCGGGCCGTCTCGGCGTCGGCGGCCTGCTTCGCCTTGCGGCGATCCTCGGCGAGCAGGGCGTTGAGCTCGGACTGCGTGAACGTGCGATCCGCAGCGGGCGTGGCGGGCTGCGTGCCGGTGCCTGAGCCCGCGCCGGGGATGCTGCCCGCCCCGTCGGTGGTGGCTGTGGTCTCAGTGTCGGACATACGATTGAACTCCTACGGGTGGAGAACGCCAAAAGCCCCGCCAGCGGTGGCGAGGCTCAGGGGAGCCGGGCAACCACGGGCGGGGCCGAGATCCCGAAGCGGGATCGGGGTATCAGTTTGGCTACACTATAGCATAACCGTCAAGTCAGCGGATTACGGGACGTTCGCCTGGGGAGAAGACGACCATCAGCCGACGCGCTCTCTGTGAGCCGCGCATCCTTGTCATACTGCGGCTCCCAATGCGTGCCTAGAGAAGTCGGCCCCACGGCACAGCTAGCAAAGTGACATTCCCAATAGTCAACGCGGTTCGCGCCGCTATGCGAATCCGCCCATTTGACAAGCCCGCTGGGGAGAATATTGCCGCTGACTGTCTTGTCATAGACAACGGAGGCGGTCTCAGTTGTCGCCCCATCAGGCAGGCGGATCGTTGTGGCCCCACGATGTGCAATCGCACTCATCGCGCTTGCTCCTGCATGTCAAGGCTGTGAATTACGGGGCGGTCACTGCGTCATTCTCCAGTGCCCGTACCACCACGGCGGCCAATCGCTCCGCCGTCGGCGCGTCGCCAATCTCAGCGAGCAGCGCGGACACAATGCAGTTCCCCATGACGGTAATGCTATGGAAGATCACCGGGGGATTGTCATACTGCGGCTCCCAGCCGTCGCTGTCCCTGATGTAGCAGGCGCCAAAGCCCGCCATGAGGCCAAGCGAGTCAAGGCGCCGTGCAATGTGGGCGCTTGCGTCAAGTTGCTGTGCCAGATCCTCACTCATGCCCATAGCGTGCTTCCTGCATGGCAATCCAGAGCAGATACCAGTACACCGTGTCATAGCTCCACGCGCCGCGATACGGGTTCCAGACGCGGTACACGAACTGTGCCTTGTCTATCACGACGTGGATATGGCGCTCCTGCCCGCCGTGCCGCCAGATCGTGCCGACGGGAAACTGCGCAAGCGTCGACTGGCGGGCCGCCTCAAGGTCTTCTTGTTCCTCACTCATGCCCATAGCGTGCTTCCTCGCTCGTGCCTCGTCGCTGCGCACATTCTACCACGGCGCGCAACGCCCCCCGCGCGGTCGCTGCGGCGGCGGCGAAGCGCTGCGCGTCGGCGCACGGGTCGTTGACGGCGGCCAGCAGATGCCCGCGCGCGCGGCGCAACGTCTCAGCCATGGCGATCAGATCGGCGCGGGTAGTGTTCACGGCGTCGGCTCCTCGGTGGTGGCGTCGGGCCGCCCGGTCACATTGCCCGCCGCGTTAATCGCGGCCCCGCCGTCGGGGCGCTGCACGGTGACCGGCAGCAGCCCGGTGTGGGCCACGGGCGGCAGGCCCGCCACTGTGAGCGAGTCGCCCGGCGTGAAGCCCGAGCGGATCAGTGTGCCCGCGCTGTTCACGCGGTTAGCAAAGTCGGCGCTGGCCTGGCTGGTATCCTGTCGCGCCACGGGCGGGAACAGCGGGCGCCGGTTAAAGCGGAAGTCCTCAAACCCGTCGCGGTACGCCCGCTCGGCGGCCTCTGGCGTGCCCTGCCCCGTGCCCACGTTCCACATGCCAAGCAGCACGCCCCAGCTTACGGCGATCTGCGTGGCGCGCACCAGCGCCGCCTCGTAGTTCGCTCGCGCCAGCCCCAGCCGCTGCTCGGCGGGGGCGCGCAGCTGGGCGATGGTCTCGCCCGACTGGCCCGAGAGGTAGCGCCCGCCGAGCGCCTTGAGCTCGGGCAGGCGATCCTCGATCAGCTCGATCAGCAGGCGGCACTGGCTGATCGCGTCGGCGATGTTCAAGTCCGCCACCAGCGCCTGCACATTGGGCGCCGTCTGCCCTCGGCTGGTGTCGGTGTAGATCACGTTGCGGCCGGTCAAGGCGATGCGCGTGGGCGCCGGGCCGCTGGCGGAGATGAACCAGTCAACTTTCACATGGTCATGTATCTGCGTGTTCAGGTGGGTGAGCAGCGCGTTCAGCCGGTCAAGGGAGGAGCGCGCGCGGTAGAACGCATTCAGCCCGAACGCATCGCCCGCATCCTCGTGCGGCAGGAGCACGTAGGGCACCACGCCAAGCGTGTTGACGTAGATCGCACCGGGGCCGTTGTCTTCGCGCAGCATCAGGTCGTAGGGGATGAGGCCGTTCTGATGCACACGATACGTGCGCGTGTCCTCTTTGGTGAGCACCTCGCGGATCGTGACGCGCTCCTGCGCGTCGCCGAGCCCGTAGAGGATGTCATACTCCAGCTCGGCGCCGGTGACGTGGCCGCGCGGGTCAAGCTCCACATCGCGGATGACACGCGGGTGCTCGGGTTTGAGGTAGACGCGCCGCCGCGCCGGGTCGGGGCTGTCCTGGGCCACGATGCGCAGGCCGACGGTGCCGTGCATCGGGGCGAGCCGCGCGATCTGTTGCTTTGCCAGATCCATGTTGGACGTTGCCCAAATGGCGTCAAGTGCAGGCAGCAGGGCTGCGTTGTCGCTCTGCGCGCGAATGTCGGTGGGGGCGTCCTCGGCGGCATCGTCGGTGGAGCGTCGGAACAAGCCGCCAAAGACATGTTGATACAGCCCCACGACCTCGGCCACGGGGTTGTAGAGCCCCGCCAGATCGGCGGCGCTGGCGTTGCCGAGCGTGGCGTTAATCTGCTCGCGCAGCCCGCCCTCGCTACCGCGCTCGTAGATGGCATTGTCGTAATACTGCTGGTTCATATCGTACACGGCGGCGCGATCCTGATAGGCCGGGCGCGACTGGTTGCCTGCCGCCGTGATCAGACGCGCCAGCGCGCCGAATGGATTCTGTGCAAACAGCGTCATACGGGCGCCTCTCTACTGAGCGCGGCGAGGGCGGCGGGGCTCCAGGCGGCATGGTCAACCAGCGCCGCCGCCCGCTGGGCGCCCATACTGAGCGCCACCGCAAGATCGATTTTATCCGCATACGTGCGCTTCACAATGCGCAGGCGCCGCCCCTCGCCGTCCACCTTGCGGTTGGCATTGGCGAGGTGCTGGCGTAGGGCCGCGTCGCCGTCGTGGGCAATGCGGCGGCTCACAATGGCGTCAAGCAAGCCCTTGTCGGCCTCCAGGCGTTGCACCCCCTGAGGGAACGGCACGCACGGCGTCGGAATGGGGCGCGGGCTGCTCGTGAGGCGCCGGATCAGCTGGCCGAGCAGGAACGGGTCGTAGGCCAGCTCGCGCACGGCGAAGCGCGCCACGATGTCGCGTAGGTCGGCCTCGATCGCGTCGAAGTCCAGCGGCGCGCCTCGCACCGGCACGTAGCCGCGCACGTAGCGCACGGCCAGGCGCTGCGCGTCACGCGGGTGCGCAGAGATGAGCAGCGATGCGAACGTGTCGTTGCTTTCCGCCCCGTCAAGGGCGAGGATGCATGGCTCGTGCGGCCCGAGCGGCGGCAGCGCGTCGCGGCACGCATCCCAGAGCGCGATGCTCGGCAGAAACGTGGCAACCTCGGTGGCCTCAAACGCCTCCTCTGGCGTGGCCGGGTACTCCTGGCGCATGTGCGCGCTGTCCACCGCATCGGCCTCGGTGGCGGCGTACCAGGCGGCGTCACGGTCGGGGCGCGCCTGCCAGGGCAGGAAGCGGAACGCAAAGCGCCCCGTGCCTGCCTGCGCACGGGCGCACAGATCGGCGAACAGGTTAGCTCGCCCGTTCGCCGTTGAGAGCACAATCAGCTGGCCGCCCGCATCAATCGTGGGCTTCATCGCCGTATACAGCTCGGTGGCGTAGTTCATGAACGCCGCTTCATCGAGGATCGCCAGGGACGCGGTGAACGTGCGGCCCGCGCTGCGCGTGGCGGGCATGGACTTGATGCGCGAGCCGTTCGCCCACGCGATCTCCTCCGTGTTCTCCTTTGTCACGGCGGGCAGGGCGGCGCGCAGCTCGGGCGGCAGGCGGGCGTACATCACGCTGATACGCCGTAACAGTTCGTTCGCCTCGTCCTGGCCTTTGGAGAACGCCAGCACCACCCGGCCCGGCTGGTACAGGCAGCGCCAGAGCGCGGCGGCGCACACGAGCCAGCTGATGCCGAGCTGGCGGGCCTTGAGGATGAGCAGCAGGCGCTCGCCTTCCACGTCGGCCAGCAGCGCGCGCTGGGCGGGCCACAGCCGAAACGGCATGGTGCCACCGCCGTCGCCATGATCCTGCGCATCATCGATGATGATGTGCTGGTCAATGAAGTCGGCGAGGGGGAGCATGGCGCCGCCGCTCGCCACGGCCCGCCGCACGGGCGGCGAGGGGAAGCGTAGGCGGGCATGGCTGCCGCTGATAATGCTACGCATCGTCGGCGCCCTCTAGCAGCGCGGCGCGTAGGCCGGGGATGTCGAGCGCGTGCGCCTCCATGTCGGCAACGGTGAGCCGCCCGCGCACCAGGGCCGCGAGGGCGCTTACGTCAATCGCCATCTTGGGGATGTAGTAGGTTTTGCCGTCTTTGCCCTCGACCACCTGCCCTGTAATCGCCCGCGCCACCTGTGCCTCTAGGCCGTCAAGCAGGCGCGTCAGGCTCGTCGTCTTGTCGAGGATCTTGGTACGATGCGCCTCTAGGGCAGCGTCGTACTCGGCGCGGTGGCGGTGGACGGCCACGCCCGCCAGCGCCTGATCATAGAGCCGCGCCGATTGCACCCAGCCGTACTTCACGCTCCAGTTCTCCGCTAGTGTGTTGCCTGCCCCGCCTTTGCCCCGCTTGTGCCCCACGAGCTTGTCAATGGAGCGCTGGGCGCCCATCGTGAGATATTCGACGCGGGCGGCGTAGGCGCGCGGCGTCTCCTCGTCAAGCCGGGGGATCGTGATGGTGGCGGGGGTGCTCACGAGGCGCGCTCCCCTCGCTTGACAGCTTCGATAGAGTATGATACAATCATAGCAGGTAGAGAAGCAAGCACACAAGGGAGCCCACGACCATGAGCGCATTCATCTGCAACACGTTTCACCTGTCCATCCTTGGCCGCGCTGCCAGCGCCCTTCCGTCCACCCGCATCCGAACCGGCTATGACATCGGCGCTGCCGAGGACGCGCTGGCGACACTGTACTACCAGAACGTTGCAAGCGTCTGCTACCGCTATAGTGACAAGAAGAGTGCATACCCCGAGCGGGTGGCGTTCGACAACCGCGCACTGCACGGAGCGATTAACCCCCTTCAGGTGATCAAGGCCTGTCATTGCTACGAGTATCAGGCATCCGAGACGCCCGACTACGAGGACTCGGATGCGGCCGCGATCATCCGCCGGATTATTACCGCCTTCTCGCGGGAGTTGACCGGCTACCAGGATGCGCAGTGGGAGATGACGCCCCGTGCCTAACCCACGCGGCGGGAAGCGGGCCGGGGCAGGGCGCAAGCCCATCGGCCCCGGCCCGCGCGCCCTACGGCGCACCATCACGCTCACGGCCCTGGACATTGCGCACCTTCTCTTGCTTGACCCCAACATCTCGCGGGCCGTGCGCCTGCTCATCGCCCGCGATAAGGAGTCTCCATCATGAGCGACGCCAGCGCCCCCAGCCTGAAGGATCGGATATGTGAGGCCACCGACGAGCTGCGCCTGGCGAGGATGGCACGCGCCGACTATGACATCCTGGCGACGCATGCCCGCGCGCTGCTGGTGCTTCGCCAGGAGGCCGAGCGCTATGCCTACGGGCGGGTCAAGACGCAGATCACAGCGGTGGCGGTGGCGCGGCTGATACGCGGTTAGCATGCGGCACCGTCCTCAGGGAGAGCGGAGTTAATCCGCTCTCCCTTTTTGCGTAGCACCATGCCGTAATTATTCGGCTCGGTGGGGATAATCACGCCGGGGCGTAAAATCGGGCGGTTCGCTCGAAACGGGCGATAGTCAACGGAGTGCTGCCAGCGGTTCCACTTGCGTGTAATCTTCACCACGTCGGGATGTTGCGCCTGGAGCGATTGCGCCATGAGCAGGCGCCCGTCCTCTTGTCCGTCAAGCAGGTATAGTGCCTCGGTGTTGCCGCCCTTCATGCTCATCGTTAGCTGCTTCTCGGCGGGGAACGCATTAAAAAGCGCCGTACACCAACGAGCCTTCAACACTCGTAACGAGAGATCTGTATCTTCGTTGTAGCGCCCACGCCAGCGATAGGGTAAATTGTTTTGAATAAGAATGATTGAATATACGCGAGTATTCGGCGTAATAGGATCAAATTGTGACTTCCGCGAGATGAACGCAAAATACTGCATTCCAGTAATCGCCATGTTTGTATAACGATCTGCAAAGTCTTCAATAACAGTAAACGTCGTGCCATCTTTTGTCGGCCAGTATTCATTTTTGTACATTCTATAAAACGTCCTCACGTTATCATCAAGTATCCAGTGCCGCGCCGCGCCTTGGCTGATACTATGCTCCCAAACCCAATTACGCGCCGGGATTGAGCCCTGCCCTAGATTGCTAAAGGGGAGTATGTAAATCTTCGCCGGGTCAATCACGGCGGCATACTGATCATACTCTTGCGGTTCGATGACAATATGATAGGGAATAGCACGCGCCTCTAGCGCCTTGACCGTGAGGCGGCTTTCCCATCGGCCTTTTGAGATGATATAAATTGGGTAGTTAGGATTCATCGGCACACGCATTGACGATATGGGATGTCGGCACCTGCGCGGGATGCCAAATGCTCCGCGTCTGTGGTGTGAGCTTCTGTTCAACAAGCCGCGCGAACGCTTGGTAGTCATCCTCGTTCGCAAAGTGAACCGTGATCGCCTTCCAGCCTTCAAGGTCATCCTGCTCGAACTCTGGCATGCCCTGCCACAAGTTGCCTGGCTCTCCCGTGCCCGCCAGCCCCGCCAGCAGCGCGTCAAGCGCCGTCGCGTCGATGCTCACCGGGATCTCGCCTTGCTCCGCCAGGGAGCGCAGCAGCGCCGCGTAGCCCTCAGGCTCCCACATGCCCGCCATGTCGAGGTCGGTGAAGTCACCGCCTGCCATAGTGAGATTGTTATGCGCGATTCCGTAAGCTTCGGCGGCGGCCTGCGAGGGCGCGTCCACGCCGAACAGCACCGGCACCAGCCAGGCGCCGCCCTCCACGACCACGCCGCGCGGGGCGCTTTGGCCCTGGGCCTGCATCGCGCTCAGGGCGTCGCCGCGCCCGTTGCCCTCGACAATCCCGCCCTCGCCACCGTTCAGCGCCGGGTCGTAGGCAGGCGGGTCGCGAAAGCCGTGGCGCGTGATGCTCTCCGCCAGCGCGCCGAGGTCGTGGCGCTTGGCGTTGCGGTCCCAGCGCCGCAAGGTGGCGAGGTCAACGTAGCGGAGCTCTAGCCGGTCTGTCATGGCCTCGCTCCTATCATCGGCAGCGCCACCCGCCAGCGCGCCGCCACACGCACGCCGTCGGCCCATACTGCGCTCCAGTCGCCTTGTACCGACAGCGTACAGCGCAGCGTCACTCCGCTGCCGTCATCCTCGCACCACACCAGCCCGCCAGCACCGCCCTCCACGACCACGATAGGCGGCGCCACCAGCCCCTCGGCGAACCACCAGGACGCGGCGGGGGCGGCGCCTATCG